CAAGGAACCTCCGACCGTGGCGCCCGGCTGCGTGGCCGTGTTCGACCGCGTCCGCGACGCCTGGGGCGTGCAGGCCCTACCCAAGCCCGAGCCGTCCAAGGACGACACGGACCCGGGCACGCCCAGGGGCGCCGCCCGCGCGCACCGTGACGCGCTGTTGCGCGCGTCCGATTGGGTCGTCCTGCGCTCCTATGAACGCGGCGAGCCGGTCCCCAAAACGTGGGCGGACTACCGGCAGTCCCTGCGCGACGTGCCCTCGCAGGAGGGCTACCCCGATTCCGTCAACTGGCCCGAGGCCCCCGCAGCATGACCACGCTACAAACCCTGTCGTCGGCCGTCAAGGTCGCGACCGACGCCGCCACGACCGCGACCGGCCAAGCGAACATCGCCACGATTGCGCGCAAAGCGACCGAAAAAGCGGCCACGCAAGTTGCCGTCGATGCGGGCGCGGTGGCCTCTGCGGCGACCATCGCGGTTGCCATCAACAATCGGATTTACCCCGGCCTGTATAACGCCGACCCCGTCGCGCGGCCTGACGGGTCGCCCATCCAAGACGGTGACGTTTGCTCGCTCGTGTCGGGCGTCATGCGCGTTCGCATCGCGGGCGCGTGGCAGGATTGGACGACCGCGAGCGGGGCCGCTGCCGAGGCTGCGGCAGACGCCGCCGCGCTGTCGGAATCGTTCGCCGAGGATTGGGCGACGAAAACGGCCGGCGACGTGGACGGGGCCGGCGCCTATTCGGCCAAGGAATACGCCCAGGGCGCCCAGGCGGCCACGGGGGGCAGCGCCAAGAATTGGGCGCAACAGACGGGCGCGGACGTGACGGGGGCGGGCGCGGGCTCGCGCAGCGCCAAGAGCTGGTCGCAAGACGACCTCACCCCAGGGGCCGGCAACCTGGGCGGCAGCGCCAAGGATTGGGCGCAAAGCGGCGGGCTCCCCGACGGCGTCAACAAGTCGGCCAAGGGCTTCGCCGCCGATGCGAAAGCATCACGCGACGGCATCGACAATCGGATTTACCCCGGCACCTACGCCGTAGACCCGGTCACGCGGCCCGATGGCTCGGCCATGGTTGACGGTGACGTTTGCTTTACGACCGGCAACGTTCCCAAAGTTTACGGCGGCGGCGTGTGGGCCATCGTGGCGGCTCCCTCGTCGGCGGACCTCGCCAACAGCGCGGACCCGACCAAGGGCGCGGCCCTCATCGGGTATGACGGCGCGGCCGTGCAAGCGGTCCTCGACGCGGCCAAGCCGATGGCAAGCTATGCCGCCCTGCGCGCCTACACGGGGCGCGCGTCGGGGGTGCGTATTACCGCAATTGGCCTGTCGGGCTTTTTCGTTCGCGACGCGACCGACGTAACCACGGCAGACGATAGCGGAACGGTCATCGTGGACGGTTCGGGCCGCCGCTGGAAACGCATTTACGCGGGTTCGGCCCTCGACGTGCGTTGGTTCGGCGCGGTCGCGAACAGCGCGGCAGACCAAACGGCCGCCATCCAGGCCGCCGAGAACGCCGCCGTCGCCATCGGGGCGGCTTCGTCACGATACCCGGTAATTTCGTTCCCGGCAGGCGACTTCCGCTGCAACTATCTGACGTGGAACAAGGTAGCAAGCTGGGTCGGCGCCGAGGTCGGTAACACGCGCCTTTTGTATAACGGCGTGGACAACACGGCGGGGTCGTACATCGTTGGCCTTGCGGCAGGCGCGGGGGCGGTTCCCTACGCCGGCTTCTACAACATGACCTTTAGCGGGTTCGACAGCACGAGCACGGCCAACCCCTGCGCCGCGCATTGCATCTTGAATCTGGGTACGAACCTCGATTGGGGATTCAAGCTAGAGAACCTGTCGTTCGCGAATTGCTTTGACGACGCATTGCAACTGCGCGGCGCGGCGTCAGTGTTCGTGAACCTGTACGCCAACCGTCTGCGTTGGGACGCGGTCGGCGGCTTCGGTATCTACCTGGGCAGCAACAACACCAACTCGGGCTCGCCGTTCGTCCTCGACCAATTCACGCTCGACAACAACCTGTCGGCGAACATGATTACCAAAATGACCGCGCAGGGGCGGTACGACGGCTCGCGCTGGGGTAAGGGTGTTCTCCGTGTCGAGGACGGCCAAGGGGCCGGCATCCGCGCGAGCAACGCGCGAATCGAGTTGAACCGTAAACTCATTTTGCACAATGGGCAGACGGCGTTGTTCTACTCCAATCAAACGATTGCGAGTACGCGTTGCTTGATCGAAGTGACCAACATTCACGGCACGGGGCGTCAGGACCAACAGACGTTCATGTGCCGCGACGTGACGGGGCGAACCGACTTCCGTTGGTCACAGGTGAGCATGAGCGCGGTTCTCATGTTCCGATGCGACACGACGCCCGAGCGCGACATTTACCGCAACCAAGTTGGCAACGGCGTTTCGCTGTCAATCACGACCCAACAGCTCGGCCTATCCATCTACGGGCATGCGGTGGAGTTCCGCAACCAGCCGCCCGAACAGCTCCCCAGCGTGTTTGCGAGCTACAGGTTCGGCGACATTGTCTACAGCACAACGAGCGGCGCAGGCAAGCCCGTTGCATGGCAATGTCGTTTCCCGGCGGCGGGGGCGGGCTTCGCGCTGGCGAACAGCAACAACATTACGACCACGGCCGTAGTTACGGCGGCCAGCAACGTGGTTAGTGTCTCGTCGGCGCTGTTGTCGAACTTCGCCGTCGGCTTGAATATCACCCTTGTTGGAGCGGGCGTGGCGGGCGCGGACCTCGACACGCGCGTTACGGCGTATGACGAGGTCAACAACACGATTACCGTAAACGACGTTCCGACAACGGGGGTCAATCCGGCGACCATCAAAGCCAAGGGCGCGCAGTTTACGCCCATGCTGTACCAACAGGGTGTTTCGGCCGACAAGGGCAACGCGGCGTTTACGCTGACGCTCGGCTCAAGCGAACCGACGGCCTACGTCAATTCGCCCCTGACGGCGAACCGTGCCGTTACGCTGCAAGTCAGCGCGGCGAACCTGGGGACCATCGCGCTCGCGCATGGCCGGTTCCGCATCGTGCGGACGGCTGCGAGTACGGGGGCGTTCACGTTGGACGTGCCACACGCCGCCGGGACCAAGTCACTTGCGACCGGGCAATGGTGCGAAGTGGAATACCAAGGCTCGTCCGGTACTTGGATTCTTACGGCGTTCGGTAGTCTGTAATACGCCTCCCGCGTAGCACGCAAATAAAGGCCGCCTCGTGCGGCCTTTTCCATTTCCGGGGTAGGTGGTATCCTACGGCCCCAATAGCACGAATATTGGGGGTCCGCAGCATGCCGAACAATCAGACGCCGGACTTACTCGTCCTGTTTACGGTCTTGCTCGCCGGCATTTTCTCGCCCGCGCTGTCGGCCGTCCTCGCCCCCTACCTCGTCATCATCCTTGGCGCCCTCCTGGGTGCCGGCTGGGGCCTCAAGCGCCGCAGCGTCCCGACCTCGCACGGCGGCATGTTCGCGTTTACCGCCCTCATGCTCGGGACCGCCCTCGTTTTCACCATGCCGGCGGCCGTGTGGCTGCAACGCTACCTCGGCCCCGGCTCCCTGCAATGGCTCTTGGCGCCCGTCGCCGCCGTCATCGCCGCCATTGGCGAGGATTGGCCGCGCGTCGGGGCCTGGGCAATGGAAGTTGGCCGCCGCGTCATCAGCCGCAGAGCTGGCGCGGGTTCCGAGTAAACGCCGAGGGGCACCCCATGACCACGACCGCGCAACTTTTGAACTTCGTAAACCTCGTCCTCTGTTTCGCCTACGGGCTGTCGGCAATGTGCCGGCTCGCGCGAATGCATAACCGGGTCGCCCTGCGGGTCGCGCTCGTGTACCTCGCGCTGTTCGTCGGCTCCGTCGTGTCGGGGCTGCAATTCTTTTTCTTCGGCACGCTCGCCGGCTGGCCCGACGTGGTCGGCTCGGCGGTCGTCTGCGCCGCACTGTGGCTCACGATGCACGAATGGCGCGAGGGTCCGCCCGCCGCCTCGTGCGTGAGGGCCTGACGTGTTCCCCCGCACCCCCGCGCAATGGGCGTACCTCCTGGGCGCCCTGGGCGTCAAGGCGACGACGGCCGCGAAGTTCGCCGAGGCGTTCGCCACGTACTGCACGCCTGACGCCCTCAACCTGGGCGAGCGCGAGCTAGACGACCTGTTGGGGCAAGCCCTCATGGAGTCGGGCAAGCTGGAACGGCTGTCGGAGGGCCTACAGTACCGCGCGGCGCGAATCCGCGAGCTGGGGGCCATGATGGGCGCCGGCTCCCGCTGGGCACGCGCTGCGGCCTCTGCCGACGCCCTGGCGGCCCGCCGCGACGACGGCACGCCCTACCCCGACGCCGCCGAGCGGGAACAGGCCCTAGCGGAAGTTCTCTACGGCGGCCGGTTCGGCAACGACAACCCCGGCGACGGCTGGCGCTATCGTGGGCGCGGTCTGCCGCAAATCACGTTCGCCGCGAACTACGCCCGCGTCGGCAAGGCCCTGGGCCTCGACCTCCTGGCCGACCCCGACTTGCTGTTGCGCCCCGACGTGGCCGTCCGCGCGCTCCTGGCATGGTGGGAGGACACCGTAACGGACGACGCCGTAGACCATGACGACCGGGTCCGAAAGCTGGTCAACGGCTCGACCCTCGGCGTCGCCGAAACCGCCAAGCTCGCGGCGGCTGCACGGGCGGCCCTGCCGCAGCTCGCATGAGCCCGGCCGACCTCATCCCCCCGCAGTACCGCGCCATCGCCGTGGCGGGCCTCCTGGCGACCGTGGCGGGCCTGGGCTTCGCCGGGGGCTGGGCGGTCAATGGCTGGCGCCTGGGCGGCGTCGTGGCCACGGTCAAGGCCCAGGCCGCCGAGGACAAGACCAAGGCCGTCGCCGGCACCCTGGCGCAGCTCAAGACCGCCACGGCGGAACGCGATCGGCTGGCCGCCCAGCTTGCGGCCGACGACAAGACCCATACCGCAAACCTCGCGAGGTTGACCAATGAAAATGAAGCTCTGCGCGGCGCTGTTGCCGCTGGTTCTCGCGTCGTGCGCGTCCGTGGCGCCGTCTGCCCCGAGCGAGCCGCCGATGTGCCCCAAGCCCCCGCCGGTATCGGCGTGGATTCTGGAACCGGAGCCGTCCTTGCTCCTGCGGCTGGACAGGATTTTTTCGACCTCCGAGCCGCCGTCATCCGAACCGGCGAAAAGCTCGCCGCCTGCCAAGACGCCGTAAGACGTATGACGGGCCAATGATTGCAAGTTGACTCCATCGACCGATGGTTGCCCCCGGCCGCGTGAGCGAACCGGGGGCTTTTTCATGCCTTGCGATAGCGACGGCCGCGCCAGCCGCCCGCAGCCTTGATCGGCCACGGCTTGCCCTTGTAGGTCGCCCAGGGAGGTAGCCGCGTCATTTCAGCCTCGTGGCCCTCGACGGAGCCCCAGCCCTGCGGAACCTCCGTAACGTCCTCGTCGTAAACGTGCAGGACGACCGCGTAGCCCGCGCGCTCAAGGTTGACGATGGCGTTTCGTTGAATGTCGCGCGCCGTGGCTTGAACGACGTTCTCGCACCATTTGCCCGAGTAAATGTACTGACGAATCCAGCCGGGCGGGCCGTTCTTGGGGTTGGTGTTATACCCCTCATACGACATTTGCCACTGTCCGCCCCACTGGCGCCCGCTCGCCTCAAGGCGTGGCCGCCAATACTTGAGGTCGCGCCCCGACGGGAGGCGGCAGTACAACACGTCGTCATGCGCGCCGCCGTAAACGAACGATATTCCGCTATACGTGCCGTCGAGCCGTAATACGTGTTTCCACTGGCCCGGCTCTTGGACGGCCGCAATCGCCATGCCCTCAAGCCCGAACAGCTCGGGCCAGCGTTGGTATCCCTCGCGCCGCTCCTGGCCGCCCCAAAAGTAAACGACGGCCGGCGAGGCCCCGCGCCATTTGAGAATCGCGTCCTTGAGTTCGTCGTCTGTGCCCTCCATGCGAATGAAGGGCGAACGCAGCGCGCCAATCCAGCCGCCGAACCCTAGGCCCAGCTCCAACCGCTTGCCCTTGTCGCGCAACGGATGGTGCATGCCGTTGGCCTCTTTGTAGGCGAGCATTTCGGCCACGCTCACGCCGAACGCACGCGACGCGGATTCCAGATAGATAGAAGTTTCCCCGGCGAAAACCTCTACGCGCCAATCCTCGCCAGCGAGACACGCAGTTACCACGGCCTCAATTGCTGTGAAGTCCGACGCGATGAGGTCGTACCCTGGCGCAGCGACAAACAGCCCGCGCAGACACCCCGACACGGCCAACATAGCGTCGCCGTAGAAGTATTGAACGGCCGCCATGCTGTTGGTTCGGATGACCTCTAGCACGTCCTCTATGCCGTCCGCGCCCCATTCGACTTGCTCGGGCGGCTTGGGATGCGATGCGCCGCACCAGGGGCACGCGGTCTTATGCTGCATGCCGGCATGCTTGCCGCAACCGTAGCCCAGCGACTTGCCCTTGGGGTCGTGGCCGCAGCGGTAAACGTCGGGGCCGGCCTTGGGCAAGTTCGTTGGCTGCGGACCCTCGCCGGTCGGGCGCCCCGTGCGTGCGCCGTGATAGTTAAACAGGTCGTGCAGCCGGTCGCGCGAGCTGATTTGATTCGCCATCGCGAATACTTTTTTCACGCTCGCCGAGCCCGCCAACTGGCGCAGCTCCAACGCGCGGCGCGCGGGGTAGACCATGCCCGGCGGATGCGGGGGCATGCGCGCTAGTTGCGCCTCTATCGCCTCGTCGTCCATGGCGCCGGGGCCGTCGGCCATCCGCACGCCCTGGCCTGCGAGCCAGCCTTTCAGCCGCTCAAGCTGCGACGGACGCTCAACGATGCCGCCCGTAAGACGGAACATTTCGCCGTCGAACGACTCTAGGCACTGTTCCACGATGGCGACGCAGGACAACAGCGAGGGCCGGTCAACGTGGACGCCGCGCCGGTTGATGAGCTGGTCCGCCAACCAAAAGTCGAGTTCGTCGCCCTCAAGGTCCGCCGTCAAGCTGGCGGCCTCGGCCTCCGTGACCGTGTCGGTATCGCAGTAGGAGTACAGGGCCTCGCCGTCTACGGGGTCGTCCTGCGGCGTTATACGCGTGCGGCGGTCTTTCTGCGTCGGCGTGCGCGGAACGGAAAACTTGTCGAGCAACGCTTTACCGCGCCCGTCCTTGAGAACGTCGAGCCCCAACACGTCGCCGGCCAACGCGAGCTTGCCGGGCAGGCCCGAGGCCCTGGCCTTTGCCATGCTGCAACGCAGTTGGAAGAGGTTAAGCGGCGGCCAGCCATAGCGACGCACGCAAACGCAATTCCATATCCACCATTCGAACGCCGTGTTCCAGCCGGCCAACAGGCCGCCGCGCTGCACGTAGCCCAGGAGGTCGAGCGGCGCCGGCAGGCCCGGCCGCCAACGTTGCACGCCGCGCCCGTCCTTGAGGTTATACGACAGCGTTAGAACGTCGGTCGAGGGGTGTTCCGCGTAAACGGCCGCACCCACGACGCCCAGGCCCTTGGACCCTTTCGGGGCGCCCTTGGGGCCTTGCCATTTGCCGGCCTGGGGGTTCTTGTCGGTGGGCTGCGGAACCCACACGTACCCGGCTTCGCTGTAGGTTTCAAAGTCGAGATTCGGTAATACGGTCGTGACGCCCAGGCCGACGCGCCATTGACTGCCGGCCGGCATGAGCGCCGGATGCACGCGGGCGGGGGTCGTGGTCATCAGCCGGAACGGGTACGGGTCACGAGGGGCGAGGGGACAGCGGCGGGCGCGTCGGCGACGCCGGGAAAGCGGTTTGCGCGCCAGCGTTCCATTTCGTCGGCGGCCTTGAGGGCTTGCGCGATTTTCTCGGGCTCGTGGTTGCCGTCGCTCATGGTCGCCCAATGGCGGACAGCTTGCGCGGCGACGGGGTCTTTCGCGCGTAAGACGAACAGCGGTTCGTCGGGCTCAGCTTTGTTGAGGCACGACGCCGGGTTGCGGAGGTTGTCGGCTTTGTTCATGGTCGGGGATGCGATGGGCGAGCGGAACGCAAACGATTTGCGACGAGCCGCCGGGGTGGGGTGGGAGGATGGCTACGAAATAGCCCCATGCCGCCGCGTCGCGCAAGAGCTGTTCCGCTTGGTAGCGGAGCGCGGCGACGCGGCGGGCTGGCGGCGTGGGTTCGTGCATTACTTGACCGTCGCCGCGTCGATGCGCGCCCGCAGCCATTCGGCGCCGAGCTTGCCGAGTTTCTTTTTCTGCGCCTTGGTGACGCGGAACGCGGCCACGACCATGGCGTCACCGCTCGCGGGCTTGGGGCCGCTGCCGGGACGGGCGCCGCCGCGCTTCGCGGGGGTCTTGGCGGGCTTGGCCTTGGCTTTCGCGGCCGGCTTCGCCTTGGGCTTGCTGGCGGCCTTGGCGGGGGCTCTCTTGGCCGCCGCTTTCTTGGCGGGCGCGGGGGCTGCGGCGGTCTTGCCTGCGGCCTCGCGGGCGGCCTTGGCCTGGGCGGCGCGGGCCTTGCCGGCGGCGACCTTGCGCGGGTCTTTCACCTTGGCCGGCGCGGGCTCCTGGCGGACCTCGGCGGGCGCCGTGGCGGGGCCGTCGGACGGCAGGGCGTGGGCGGCAGCGCGGGCGATGACCTGTTGCCAGCTCTTAGGCGGACGGCCGGGCAGCGGGACGACGCGGCCGGATTCGTAAACGCGCAGGGTGCGGACGACCTTGTCGCCGCCGTTGGTCTTGGGCTCACGCGTGGATGCGACGGGCCGACGGTTGAGGTTGCGGTTCATGGGTAAACGTTCCTTTCAAGAACGATGGTTGCGAAAACGCCCCGGCGTATTACGGCCGGGGCACGGAGCTTACACGAGGTAGCCGGCTTGGCGCATGGCCTGTTCGGTCCATCCGCTGGCCTGCCACTGTTGGAGCGAGAACCCCGGCGCGGCGGCCTGGGCGGCGGGCGTGAGCTGCGGGCCGACGGGCGCGGCCGGGGGCTGCGGCATCCCCGGCATGGCGCCCGGCATCGCTGCGGGCATCCCCGGCATGGCGGCCGGGCCGGCGGCGAACGCGGGGTTCGGCTGCACGGGCAGCGGTTGCGGCATGGCACCCGGCGCCGGCATCCCCGGCATGGCGCCCGGCATCGCGGCCGGCGCCTGGGGCTGCGGCATCGCGCCCGGCATGGGCAGGCCCGGCATTGCGGCTTGCGTGCCCGGCATCGTGGGCATGGCGCCCGGCTGGGCCATCGGCATGCCCGGCATGGCACCCGGCATCGCGGCGCCCGGTTGCGCGCCCGGCAGGGCCGTTGCACCTTGCGGCAGGGCGGCCACGGGGGCGCCGCCGAACACCGCGCCAGCGTCGGGGCCGCTGACAATCTCGACGCCCTGGGCCGACAGCTCGACCATGGACAGGTTCACGTACAGGCCGGGTTTCTGCGGGTTCGCGTTCCCTTCGATGGTCCCCGACACGCGGACGTAATACCCGCGCCGAATCACGTTCGGGTCTTGGATTTGCTCGTGCGGTTGGTAGCGGCCCGCGTAGAAGCACTTGGGCGGGAACGACGACGAGAACTTGACGACCCAATGGCCGGCGAACCCGTCTTTCGTGTTGTTCGGCTTGCCGTTGTCGTCCACGCCGTCACCGTCAACGAGCTTCCACGAGAACCGGGGATGCGTGCATTGCCCTTGGGCGTTGAACAACTGCGGGAACGACTGTTGCGCGACCTGCACGAGCAACGCGTAGAACTGCGCGAACTCGGGGCATTGCGTCTTGGAAAACGCAACGGCGATGAAGTAGCGTTGCGTCGGCTGGCCCGACTGCGTCACCAGGGGTTGCCCCTGCATGTTCTTGGTTTGCTTTTCGAACGGGTCGCCTTGCACGAGGCGACCGACGGGGGTAAGGAACTGCTGTTTCGGCGTGGACATTTGAGGCCCCTCCTAGGGCGTGGGTTGAAAGCGTATGACGTTATACGCGGGTTACGGACTCTTGGCAAACACTTTTCGCGCGTCGCTCCCGTCATCGACAGCCAGTTTCATGGCGCCGGGCGGGTTGAACGCGTAGACGCCCAGGAGGCCGGCAGGGAAACCGGCTTTCTTGGCTTGCGTGGGCGTAATGGGCTCGGGGTCTTTCGCGAGCTTGAGGCCAAGCATTTCGCCGACCTTGAGGACTTCGGCGTCGGGCTTGGCCCATTTCATGCGCGACCCGGCGGCTTCGAACTTCCAATGCGGGACGACCACGGCTTGCCGAATGTACGACTCGGCCTGCGCCTCAAGCCCTGTAATACGCGCCTCCATGAGCTTGGCCGCGTCCTTGAGGTAACGCAGTTCAAGCCCGAGCGCGGCCGGCGTGAGCGCGTCGGCCTGGGCCTGCCGCGCAATGTCCATGCCGCGATACGCCGCACGTTGCAGGGCTTCGCAGGCGTGGCGAGCGTTGCAGTTCTCGCACGCGTCGGGCGACGGCTTGAGAACCGGCGTCGGGCTCATGGCCTCGTCGGCGGCCATCGACAGCCGGAACACGTAGGGCGCGAGGTCGGACGCGCGAATCCGCCATTCGCGGACGGGGCCGTCGCGATGGTAGGACCGGGGCTGCACGACACGCAGGACGACCGTAATACGGTCCTCGGGAACGTGGCGCATTTCGTCAAGGATGCCGGCGGCGTAGTCGATGAGCTGCCAGTTTTCGAACGCGTCTACGTGCTTATGCCCGTACTTGAAGTCCCACACGTATAACGTTGTCTCGCCTTGGAACACCTGACCTACGGTTGTCGCCCAGGCGCGCACGTCGGGCGTGCCCCAATTGGCGGCATGCACGCGGGGGATGGCTACGCGTTGCTCAATCGTCGGCGTGTGGCCGCCGATGGTCGCGCGCACGTCGTCAACGAGGATTTGCGCGGCCTCGACCATTTCGCGGGTAACGGGGTGCCCGGTTTCGGTCGTGCCGTCGGCCAAGAGCTGGTCGGGCGCCCATCCGTCGAACAGTTGTTGCATGACCCAATGCGCGGCCGTGCCCTCTGCGGCGGCGGCCTTGTCGCCCGCCTCGGGAAACCGCGACTCCATGAGCGCGGACCCAGGGCAGACGACCCAGCGATGGGCCGCCGAGGGGGCGAGGAAAGCATGCGCGGCCGCCGCAACGGCCGTGAGCTGTTGCGGGGCTTGCATCAGACGAGCGCCGGGTACATCGACCGCAGGTAGGCCCAAACCGTCGGGACGAGGTCGGACCGCGTGGCGAGCGCGGGAATGTTCGGCAGTTGGTACGCCGTCACCGCTTGCAGGAGCGCGGTTTGCGGCAGCGTGCCGGCCATGACCGCCGACGTAATACGCGGCATGAGCTGTTCGAACGTGACCGGGTCGCCCTGCGGTTGCGCGGGCGGGGTCGGGGTGGCCTGGGGCTGCACGACCGGCGGTTGCGGAACAGCGGCGACCGGGGGCGTCGGCACCTGGGCTTGCGGCTGCACGACGGGCGTTGCGGCAGGCGTGCCGGCGGCGAGCGTCGCGCGCAACTCGGCCTCGACCTGGGACACGAGCAACGGTTGCACGCCGCGCTTTTTGCGCCACACGCCCTTATCCGTCTTGGGATGGCCGCCGCCCTCGGCAAGCGAATGGATGCGCGCGTCCCACGGCAGGCCCTGGGCGTCGAGTTCAACGCCAGCCGGCCCAGCCTGCGGGGCAGAGGCACCGGGCGCGGGCAGTTGGGGCGACGTACCAACCGGAGCCGCCACAGTGCCCGCAGCGTTTCCCGCGTCACCTTGCGGCGGGACAGTGGCGGGAACGACTGCCGGCGCCGCCGCAGCGGTTGCAGACGGTGCCGCCCCAGGTGTACCGAGCGGACCAACCGGAGCCGTCGCACCGTTTCCCGCGAACACGGCGGCGGGGTCGGCGGTCATGGGGGCTTCGCCGGCACCGGGCGGCAGCGCGGCGGGCTGCGAGAACACGGCGGCGGGGTTCTCCTGCGGCGCGGTCGGGGTCGCCACGACGGCGGGCAGTTGCGCGACAGCGGCAGCGATGGGCGACGGGGCGATGGGGGGCAGGGCGACGGGGCCGGGCGTTCCGCTGACGGTCACGTCCTGGCCGGGCACCGTGACGCGCACGTCGCCGACGGTGGCTTGCGTCAGGCCGAAATACGCGCCAATCAGAAAGATGGCGTGTTCCGCGTCCTTGAGACTCGCGGTTGCGAGATTGATTTTCAGTTCCATGAGTGCCGTTCCTTTCGGGGTTGGTGAGTAGGCGAGCGCATGATACAGTCGAGTTAACGAGTTCGTCAACTGGCAACATTATGAGTCGTTTACGGCCCTTTCAAGCCCGAGTAAAACAGGGCGTTTACGGTCACTGGCAGGCGGGGCGCAAATGCGTTCTAGGGGTTATCCCGACGGGCGGCGGAAAGTCCGTCGTAAACGGGTCGGTCATCAGCGAATACCAAGGGGCGAGCGCATCAATCGCGCACCGTAGCGAGCTGGTTAGCCAACTGGCCCTTGCCCTGGCGCGCGAGAACGTCAGGCATCGCATTATCGGTCCTACGTCGCTCGTCAAGACCTGCACGGCCGTTCAAATGGCAGAGCTGGGCCGCAGTATGACGGACCCCGGCGCACGCGTTGCCGTGGCCGGCGTTGATACCCTCGTCAAGCGCGACACGTCGCACGACAGTTGGTATCGCGCGGTCGGCCTGTGGTCGATTGACGAGGCGCACCACGTACAGCACGCCAACAAGTGGGGCACGGCCGTTGAAATGTTCCCTAGCGCGTTCGGCCTGGGCTGGTCGGCCACGCCTGGGCGCGCGGACGGCGGGGGCCTCGGGTCCAAGGAACAGGGCGGGTCCGGCGTGTTTGACGCCATGGTCGTGGGGCCGACGCCGCGCGAGCTGATTAACGCCGGCTACCTCACCGACTATCGGATTTTCGCGCCGCCCTCGGACGTTGTTTACGACGACGTACCCGTCACGGCGAGCGGCGACTATAGCCCCGCCAAGCTGCGCGCGGCCGTGCATGCGTCGGACCGCATCGTCGGCGACGTGGTCAAACACTACCTACGCATCGCACCCGGCAAGCGCGGTATTACGTTTGCCGTTGACGTTGAGGCCGCCCAGGAGATAGCGCGAGCGTTCCGCGCGGCCGGCGTGCCCGCCGAGGTCGTGTCGGCCAAGACGGATGACATAAGCCGCGCTCGCATCCTGCGCGAGTTCAAGGCCGGCAAGGTGTTGCAGCTCGTGAACGTTGACCTCTTCGGCGAGGGGTTCGACGTGCCGGCGTGCGAGGTCGTGTCGATGGTCCGCAAGACCGAGTCGTTTTCGCTGTACTGCCAGCAATTCGGCCGCGCGCTGCGGGTCATGGTGGCGCCCGAACTGGCGGCCGTGTGGGGCGACTTTACGGACGAACAGCGCCGCGCGCATATCGCCGCCTCGACCAAGTCCAAGGCCCTGATTATCGACCACGTCGGCAACGTCATACGACACGGCCTGCCCGACGCGCCGCGCGAATGGTCACTAGCCGACCGCGAGCGCCGCAGCAAGGGCGCGAATGATGCAATCCCCCTGCGGACGTGCCTCAACCCGAACGCCAACGGCATGGGCGAGGGCTGTTACTCGGCGTACCCGCGCTACCTCAAGACGTGCCCGTATTGCGGGTTCTATCCCGAGCCGCCGGAACGCACGAGCCCGCAGGCCGTAGACGGCGACCTGTTCGAACTCGACGCCGCGACCCTGGCCGCGCTGCGTGGCGAGGTAGACCGCATCATGGGCGCCCCCATCGTGCCGTCGCACTTGCCGCCCCTGGCGGTCGCCGGCCTGCAAAAGCAATGGGCGCACCGGCAAGCGGCCATCGGGCACCTACGCAACGCCCTGGCCCTGTGGTCCGGCTGGAAGAGGCACCAGGGCCACAGCGACAGCGAGGCGTACCGGATTTTTTACCATACGTATGGCGTCGATGTTCTTTCGGCACAGTCGTATAACGCCAAGGACGCGGAGGCGTTGCACGCCCGCATAAACGCCGAGCTACAGAAACACGGAGTCATTGCCGCATGAGCGTATTACACCAATGGGCCATCAAATGGGGCGTTCGCATCGACGCCCTACAGGACTTGCAAGTCATGCTCGGGACGCTCACGCTCCCTGAGTCCGCCGAGGCGTCAGGTCCGGCCAAGTCGGAGGCGTGGGCGCAATCGGCCGTGCGGCTGGAGGCGGGCCAAAAGGGCGTCAAACTGTGGCGCAACAACGTTGGCGCGCTCAAGGACCGGAACGGCCGCCTCGTGCGGTACGGACTCGCGAACGACTCGGCCGAAATGAACGACGCGATTAAGTCCGGCGACCTCATCGGCTGGCGACCCGTCCTCATTACCCCGGCGCACGTCGGCCACACGCTGGGCCAGTTCGTCAGCCGCGAGATAAAGGAACCGGGTTGGCAGTACAGCGGCAGCGCCCATGAGGTCGCGCAACTCGCCTGGGCGAACGCCGTAAACGCCGCCGGGGGCGATGCCCGGTTTGCAACTGGACCGGGGACACTATGAACGCCGCAGGAATGCGCCAACGCCGCGAGGGCATGAAGTCACACGAGTTCGCCGCGTGGCTGGTCGAACACTACGGCGCGACCATCAAACAACACCTACAGGGCCGCGCGAACCTGTCGCGCGAGGACTTGGAGTACACCGTAGAAAAGGCCGCGCAGCTCAAGGACGAGCGGCTGTCGGGGTGTATCGCAACCCTCATCGGCTGGGGCGACGACGAGCGCGCCGAGGTCGAGACATTCTGCGCCATCGCGTTGGAGGTCATGCGTCATACGCCGCCGTCGCGCCTGCGCGAGTGCGCGCGGTTGGTCGAGCTGCGGTCGCTCATGCAAGACGGCGGCGGGCAATGAGGGCCGTTTTCAGCCCCTGCGGACAGTACCGGCACCTACTGAGCCATCCCGGCGAGCATCAATGCGGCTGGGTCATGGCGAACCCCAGCGTCGCCGGCAGCGTGGACGGCACGACGGGCGAGGTCCGCACGGACCCCACGGCCAACAAGGTGGCGACGTTCTCGCGGCAGTTCGGGTACTCGGGGTACATCATCGCCAACGCATACGACAAGGTTTCCACGGACCCGGCGGGTTTGTGGGTCGGTTCGCCGCCGTGCAGCCCTGGCGCGGATGCCTACTTGCAGGCAGTCGCGACGCTGCCCCTCGTCATCGTGGCGTGTGGCCGCATCGTCAAGCGCGACCGGCTGGCGCACGTTGAACGCGTATTACGTGCGGCCGGCGCCGACCTGTTTTGCCTGGGCATGAACGACGACGGGAGCCCTAAGCATCCGTTGTACCTGCCGTACACCACGAAATTACAGCGGTGGCCGGGTGTAGGATAGCTCCTACGCTCCGTCATCCCGTATTGACGAGCCCGTCAGTTAGCTCCTACACTGTCACCCCATGAAACAAGCAAAATTAGAGGCACGCGAGCGGACGGCGCAAATCCTGGCCGCCGCCCTGAAACTGGCAGCGCGCGAGGGTTACGCCCGTATTACGCGTGAGGCCATCGCGGGCGCGGCCGGCGTGTCGCCTGGGCTTGTTACTCACCACATGGGCACCATGGAGCAATTGCGCCGCGACCTCATGCGCGAGGCGTTGCGCTCGGAATGCCTGCCCGTCATCGCGCAAGGATTGGTCGCCCGCGACCGTCACGCCCTCAAGGCCCCGCGCGAGCTGCAACAAAAGGCCCTTGCCGCCCTGACTGCCGCATAAGGGGGCCTCGTGCAGCAACTGCCCCCCGCGCTGGCGTTCCTCGCGCATTACCGCCAGTTTCTTTGCTACGTCCTCGTCCCGAGCCAAACCAAGGCCGGGAAAATGGACAAGCTACCCGTATCACCCGTGACGGGTCAGGTCGTCAGCGCCCACGACCCGGCGCACTGGACCGACGCGCAAACGGCCTGCACCGTGGCGACGATGTACGGCCCGTCATACGGCGTCGCGTTCTCGCTGCAAAAGGGCAACGGCCTGTTTTTCGTTGACCTCGACTCGCACTTGGGGCCGGCGGGCTGGTCGCCCCTGGCGCAGCAAATTTGCGGCCTGTTCCCTGGCGCCGCCATGGAGCTGTCGCAGTCGCGCAAGGGCCTGCATATCATCGGGCGAGGCAATGCCCCCGAGCATGGCTGCAAGCGTGACGACCTGGGGCTAGAGTTCTACACGGAGGGCCGCTTTATCGCCCTCACGGGGCTTGAGGCGGTCGGCGATGCCGGCACCGACCACACGGCCGCGCTCGCGACCATTACGCAACACCTGTTCCCGCCGGGCGCGGGCAAGCACGAGGGCGCGTTTCTCCTGACGACGGCACCCGTCCCCGAGTGGCGCGGCCCCGTGGACGATGACGAGCTAATCCGTCGCGCCCTCAACTCACGCTCGGCCGCCTCGGCGTTCGGTGCGCGGGCCAGCTTCGCGGACCTGTGGACGGCAAACGTTGACGTATTACGCGTCGCGTACCCCTCGGCCGACAAGCTGTACGGGGCCAGCGAAGCCGACGCCGCGTTGGCCGCTCACCTTGCTTTCTGGACCGGCAAGCATGGCGAGCGAATCGAACGCCTCATGCGACAGTCGGCCCTCAAGCGGGACAAGTGGGACCGCTCGGGCGACGACTACCTAGCGCGCACCATTTGCGAGGTCATCGCGCGCGGCGGCGACGTGTTGCAGGACAAGCCGCCCGAGCCCCCGTCGCTGCCCGTGCCGGCGGCCGAGGCGCCCACGCAACGCGCCGTCGAGGGGCAGACGTTCCTAGGCGCCGACGCGCAACGCGACTTGTTCAAGGGCTGCGTTTACGTGCAGGACCGGCACCGCGTCTTGGTGCCTGGGGGCGCGTTGCTTAAGCCCGAACAGTTCCGCGTCGCGTTCGGCGGCTACGTGTTCGCCATGGACGACATAAACCAACGCACGAGCCGCAATGCGTGGGAGGCGTTTACGGAGTCTCAGATTCTGCGCGCCCCCATGGCCGATACGATTTGCTTTCGACCGCAAGACCCGCCGGGCTCCATTCACATGGACGCCGGCCGCGCTCGCGCAAATACATGGTGGCCCGCCAACGTGCGGCGCGTCGTGGGCGACTTGACGCCGTTTACGACGCACCTTGCCAAGCTCCTGCCCAACGAACAGGACCGCGCCATCCTCCTGGCGTACATGGCCGCATGCGTGCAGCATAAGGGCGTAAAGTTCAATTGGTGGCCCGTAATACAGGGCGTCGAGGGCAACGGCAAAACGCTGTTGTCGCTGTGCGTGGCTATGTCGGTCGGCCAGCATTACACGCACTGGCCCAAGGCGAACGACCTACTCAGCCCGTTTAACGCGTGGCTCGCGAACAAGGTTTTCATTGGCCTTGAGGAATTGCAGTCGGCCGACACGCACCAACAACAGGACGTTATCGAAGCCCTCAAGACCATTGTTACGGGCGCGATGGGCATTCAGATTCAAGCCAAGGGCGTTGACCAAATCTCGACCGAGATTGTCGCCAACGGCATGGCGAACACGAACTACAAAACGTCGGTTCGTAAGACGCCCGACAACGCGCGCCGGTTCGCGATGTTCTTTACCGCGCAACAGACCTACGCCGACCTTGAGCGCGACGGTATGACGGGCGATTACTTCCCGCGCCTGTATGACTGGCTCAAACATCGGGACGGCTTCGCGATGGTCGCGGAGCTGTTGCATACGTACCCCATCCCCGACGACCTCAACCCCGCCATTGCGCTGCATCGCGCGCCGCGCACGTCCACGACTGACGAGGCCGTAACCGAGTCGCGGGGCAATATCGAACAGTCGATTATGGAAGCCGTCGCCCAGGGCACGCCGGGCTTTATGGGCGGCTGGGTTTCGTCCCTGGCCCTTGAGCGGTTGCTAGAGTCGTTGAACGCCGCGCAGCGCATCCCGCACAGCAAGCGGCGCCAGATCATGCACGACCTGGGGTACGTCCTGCATCCGGGGCTCACCGACGGCCGCGTAAACAACCCGGTCCAACCGGACGGGCGTAAGGTGCAACTGTACGTCGTGCGGCAATCGCCCATCGCCAGCATGACCGGCGCGGCCGAGATTGCGAAAGCGTACACGGCGGCCCAGGTGGCACCCGTGGGCGTCAAGGCGTGAGCGATGGCCCGCCGTGTCCCCCGGTTGAGTGAGTATTACGAATTGTCCGCGTTATACTTTTTCAACCTGGGCCACGACGCGCAATGTTGGTTCCAACTGTTCGCCGCGTGGTTCTATGAGGACGAGGATGAGCGCGAATGGAACGGGGGCCGCTTTGGGCCGCCGTCCGCGCAAATGGAATTGACCCTAGACCCCTGGGAATAGCTGTGCTACTCTGTGGGCTCTTGTTCTGCAAACAACCCCGTTTGTTGGTAGCCGTCGGAGGTCGTATGTAAGTCGCTCGTTTCGGAATCATGGGAAGTGGGAAGCCCTAGCGGCCCCGTAGGCAACTGCGGGGCCGCTTTGCTTTCACGAGCCGCCGCCCGGCTTTCCCTGTCGTACCGTTCCGCGCGCCGCTCGACGTAGTCGGCCGACGCGAAGTAGCCGAAATTCCGAAAGACGCGCGCTTTCTCGCGGTCTACCTGGGCGAGATAGGCGTAATACGCCGCGACGGCGTTACTCATGGGGACACGCCTCCGACTGCCGGCGGAACACGTCAGCCCCGCAGGCGATGCACTGGCGAACGTTCCATTCGGGGACGGGCTCTGTCCACACGACATAGCCCGCCATGGCCTCGTTTGCGACGGCGACCTGTTCCCACTGTTCGGGCGTCAGGTTGAGGCGCAGGACGCGCGACAACCCGCACCGCTGTTGCGAGCCGGGAAACACCTGCCCAGGCCCTGGCGTGCCCGGCGGCGGCGTCCATACCGGATGATCGGGCGGGAACGGTGCCGGCTCGCGCCCCGCCACGACGTACCGGGCGAACTTGCGATGCGTGGTCATCGCGTCTGCAACCAACGGTCGCCGGACGGCCCCTGCGCGGCCCGCAATGCGCCCTCCAGGCGTTCGCCGTGTTCCGCCGGGGCCTGGGGCTCGGCGTACTTGTCGCGCGGCCTGTGCGGGCAATCCGGGTGGCACAGCTCGACCGACACGCCGCAGCGGCAGAAACCGTCGAGCGGGGCCATTGCGAGGGGGGCGTTCGCCCCGTAGACGCAGACGTGCGGCGTTCCGTGTTGCGGGCAACCCTCGTCCTCGCACAGTGCCGGGTCGCTCAGGTCATGGGCGCGGACGCCCTCGGCGTCGTAGATGACGACCCGGCGCCAGTTCCAACCGGCTTCAAGGCCCCAGGGAGGCGCGTCGCCGCGCGTCAGGGAGTCCCAATCGGCGCCGTCCTTGTCGTGGACGGGAACGAGGTATTCCCGGCCCAGGGGAGGCACCGGCAGCGCGGCGAACGTTTCGCGCTCGACGCGGTCGATGGTTGCGCGGACGCCCTCGGCCTTGTCCGCCACGCGGGCGGGCTCGGCGTTCGGGAAGTGCCGGCCGGCGAGCGTGAGAACGTCGGTTTCCATGAGGACGAGCGCGGCCGACAGGTCGGCGGCTGCGGCCTCGCGCTGGCCCTCGTCCCACTGGATGGCGGGGGAGTGCAGGAGCGTATTCATTCGCCGCAGCGTGAGCGCGAGCGGGCCGGCGCCGGGGCTGTAGTTGGGGTGGCGGTCGAGGTTGGCGAGTTTCACGGCTTGACCTTTCGCAGCGTGCGGACGTTGGCGGGAGCCTCGACGGCCGGCGGCGTGGTCGGTGCCGGCGTGGGCGCGGGGGTGACGGTCAGGGCCTTTCGTGCCTTGGCGAACGTCTTACGAATGTCCGTTGCCTCCGAACGGGTGTACGGGTGCGAACGGTCGATACGATGCGCGAGCGGAAATTTCATGGCCTCTGACCTCCTACGTTGTTGATTCTCAGGTTTCGGTAATACACGACCGTAAGGCCGATGTTCAAGGGCAGGAACCCCCAGGCGCCGGCCGCGAACGTGTACGCGGTCCAAAGGGCTTGCCCGGCGAGCGCCAGTTTCCAGCCGGCACGCGGGCGACCCCCGGCCAGCCACATGGCCCCGAGCGTCCACGCGGACAGGAGCCACGGGAGAACGACGACAGCGGCGCTCATCCCTGTTCCACGACGCGGCAGACGAGCGCATGGCCGTTGCCCAGGTCCACGGACGCAACGCGGTTGCCGAGGCACGCGATACCCAGGCGGCAGCGCAAGGCGTTGTCGAGGACGCCGCGAATCGTGGCCTCGCTCATGTTGCGCGGCGCACCGTCGGAGCCCCACACGGCCCGCGCGAGCCCGTCGAGGTCGTCGGTCACGTCCACGAGCGACGAGGCGGCCAGCTCGCCGCCGTGGCGCTGGGCGAGCTTGAGGTTAAACAGCTCCCAGGCGGCCGGGTGCATATGCGCCTCGCCGCTTTCGAACTTCGCCCAACGCGTGGCGCGCTCGTGGATGAGGGCGCCCGCCGCGCCGGGGGTGAGGTCGGCCGCGAGGCGCGCTTTCCGCACCTGGGCAGGGGTCGGGACGGCGGCCACGTTGTTGCGGCTGCGGTTGGCGTGGTTGAGGGTCGGCATGGGTTGGAAGTCGGCAGGGATTGAGGGCACGTCGCCGTAAACGTCGGGCTCGTGAGCGGTTGCGGTCAGAATGGGGCGGCGCAGGATGCGAGACAACACGGGGCGTTACTCCTGGGGAAGTCCGTAATACTCGGGCGTCGCGGCTTTGATGGCCTCGACCACGTCTTGGCGGATGGCGAGCAACCGGCCGTCTTGCAGCTCGGGCGGCAGTTCGGCGAGGTAGGGCGCCACGCGTTGCAGGGCAAGCGCCATGCGGCGCGCGTTGGCGATGAGGCGGGCGTTCGCGCGCTGTTCCGCGAGCGTGCCACGGGCGCAGACCATCGCAATGGCCGGCGTGCCGACTTGGTCGCCCTTGCGGCGAATGTAGGGGGCGGCGCGCTTGTCGTGGCCGCCAACGTGGAACCATTCGCCGTCAGTATGTTGCAGGGCCATGGCGTATTACTCCGACAGATACTTGCGAATCTCGCGGGCGAGCTTGCCGCGACCGCTTGCGCCGCAGTACGGCAGGCGACGCGCGTAATAGTCGCCGACGGCCTCGTTCTTGGCCTTGGCCTGGGCGATGAGCGCCGGCAGTTCGGCGGTAACGGCTTCGTCCTTGGCGTGGCGCTTGGCGCGCTGGAACTCCCGATATTCGGCCGAGTTCTTGATGCCGGCGACTAGGCCCGCGTCGCCGATTTTCTCGGCGCAGTCCATGCCAACCTCGTGGCGCTTGCCGTCGGCCGATTCGATAACGGCGGCGTACTTGTTGGGGGTGCCGCAATAGTTGCAGGAGCCGTCGCGGCAAACGTATGACACGCAGCGGAACGGGGCTTTCCCCATGCCGGCACGTTCGAACAGGTGTTGCCCCTTGAGGGCTTCGGCGTCTTTGCGGCCGTACTCTATTTCGAACTCGCGGGAACCTTGCATTTGTCTATCTCCTGCCCCTGTGACCCGAGGCGCGGTATGGGATGGATTATGAACCCGTATAACGAGTCGTCAACTACCGTTCGTCGGATGGTTGCCGCTGTTCGTCGCGGCAAGGGTTCATGCGGTGGGCGTGTTCCAACGCCTCCCGCGTATAACGGTGCGCCCCTGGGTAGCGCGTTGCCATATCGCCGCCGTACTCGCGCACCATGAACGTTAGACGCTCCTGCAAGTCGGCGTGCGACACGCGCAGCGCATCGCGGGGGCTGTGGCCGTTGGCGATGGCCCGCGCCTCGCCCACGAGCTGGGCCAACATGCCGGCGCCGATGCGTTCGGGGCCGGGGGCGTCGGGGTTGAGCATCGCGACGCGCTCGGCCAGTTGAAACGCCGCCGCAAGCTCGGGGCAAGCCGCGAGGGCCAGTTGCCGCAGCTCGGGCGGCGTAAGAGGTCGGCTGTTCGGCATGCTGGTTTCTCCTGTAGGCATGGCGGGCGTGTGATTGTAGCGCGTCAGTTGACGAAACCGTCAATTGTCGGGGTCGGCCTTGGGCCGCCACGACTCAAGGCAAATCCAACGGGCGCCGCAGACGCTGCAACCGTCACCCTTGCGCGCGTTCGGGCACGGGCGGACCTTGCCGCTTTGAATCTCGGCGGCCTGGGCCGGCGTGAGCGTGTCGCCGCCGGCAACCTCAACGACGACCGTTGCGCCCGTGTGGTTGGTTGCCGACCATCGCACGGGGTAGCCCTCCCCCTGGCGGGCCACGAGCCGCACGAGGCGGGTACGCAACGAGCGGCCGTCGCGCAACAGGTGCCACACGTCGGCGCCGTAATACGGGCGGGGCATGGCTGTTACTCCTGGGCCGCCGGCGGCTGGCACGCGTCGAACGCGGCTTGCAGCTTGGCCGTGAGCGCGCGGTACTTTTCGCGCTCGTGTTCCGCCTCCTGGCGTGCGATGGCCGCGCCGTACAGCTTGGCCTCGGCCTCCGTCGGAAAGAGCCATTCGGTCGTGTAGTAGTTGGTCGGCCCCTTGCCGTTCGCGCGGCCCTCAATGCCGCAGGGAACGCCGTTGATGGTCGTTTGCGAGGGACCGACGGGCACGACGCGCACGGGGCCTTTGCCGGCACGCACGCGGGCGCGGTCGATGGCCCACACTTCGGCGGGCAGGTTGTTGGGGTCGATGTTCATTGCGGCAGCTCCTGGCCCCGTGGGGCCGTGGGGTTTACAGGGAAGTGCGGAGGCCGGTCATTCCTTCGAACGCGGCGCGGAGTTGGTCGGCGAAAACGTCGTTCGCCGTGTCGAGCGTGGCGACCTTGCCGGCGCGGACCTTGAGGGTTTCGACGCGGTACAGGTCGGCGTCGGTGAGGGTGACGCGGACGTGAGTAACGCCCTTGTCGTTGCGGCCGACTTTCAAGGTCAGCGACCCGCGCTCGCGTTCACTGTCCGACACGAGGTTAGACGCGCCCGTCATGACGACGAACCGTTGGCCGCCGAGTTGCGCGAGGATGGTTTGTGCGACTTGCATTTGCTTTGCTCCTGCCCCTGTGACCCGAGGCGCGGTATGGGTGTAATGTAATACAGGTTCAATCGACCTGCAACTACCGTTCGTCGGATGAAACCGTAATACGCCCGTCGCGCGTGAGGCCCAGCGATACGCCCTCGGCTTGCATCAATGCCTCGTGGAACATATCGGCCCGCGCGTCAGCCGCTGCGGCGTCCGACTCTGCACGCTCGCAACGTTCGCGGAGGCGTTCGTTCTCGGCCTCCAGTTCGGCCGCCCATTCCCGCAAGTGCAGGAGTTCCCAGGCGTGCAGCTTGCGACGCACGGCCGCAGCGGTTGCCATGGTCAGCGAGCGCGGCTAATGCTGATCGCGCCCTCGCGCGCCAGCTCAAGGGCCATCGTCGCGCCGCGCTCAGCCAGTGCCTTGGCCTGGGCCATCAGCTTGGGGTGGCCGACGCGCAAGCCGTCCTCGACCTGGGCGACGCTGCAACCGTGGATTTTCGCGAGCGATTCAATGATGCCGGCGACGAGGCAGTCCGCGACGGCGCGCAGCTTGGCGGGGTCGATGCTCGCCGGGAGGTCGGCGTACTGCGGCTCGGCGTCGCCCTCCAAGTCGTCGGCGCCGACAATGGGCGCCATGCTGTAGGAGCCCCAGGGCTTGACCTGTTCCACGCCGTTGTAAACGCTAATCCGCAGGGTCTTGCCCTCGCTCGTGGTCAGCGTGTGAGCCGTGCGGCGGGCGACGGTAACGCGAATGATGGTGTCATGGTCGCAGACGCTGCGGGTTGCGTAGGTCTTGCCGGATTCGAACTTAGCCATGGTCGTTGCTCCTGCCCCTGTGAACCGAGGCGCGTTGTCGATGGGTGAATTATGAACGCGTTATACGTTGCGTCAACTACCGTTCGTCGGATTGAACGCGTATTACGTCGGCCCGCCCTTGTCCATGCGGTCGAGGGGTGACGGGTTCGCGGGCTCGGCGCCAACGCCCGGCGGCGTCCCGTCCTGCCCGTTGCGTGCGGCGGCCAACCATGCCGGCAGCGGGAACGCCCCCGGCGCGGCCACGGGCGGCAGCTCCTGGGCGACCACGGCTTGCGACGCCTGCGGTTGCCGGCCTCGTTGCAGGTCGAGGGCTTGGCAAAATGCCAGCGCGGCGGCGTGGTCGTCGGGGTGCAGCCGATAGGTAAACAGCCGGCCGCCGGTCGTGTCGGGCGTCTTGGCCTGCCGCAACGTCGCCGCTAATTGCCGGTTGTTGTCCTTGAGACATTCCGAGCAATTGCCGGTAGACGTGTAGCGGTCGGCGACGTGCCCGTTACGACACGGTCGGCCCGTGTTGTACCGAGTGAGGCCAGCGGCTGCGGCGGCTAGACGGGTCGTTGCGGTCATAAGCGGGATTGTATCATACTCGCCGCCGGTTAAGGGGTGCAAGCAAAATCAAGGGGTTAGCGCGAGTATGATGCTAACCGGAGGCGGGCGCAGTCCTCTACGGTAAATAATATGAGTATGAGTGCAGGTATGATATTGTAGACATAGCTGTAATGTTGGTGGCTCTTACTACCCTACTTTTCCGGTTAGAGAGTTAAGAGAGTAGAAAAGGTAAGAGAATCAAGGACTTAGGAGTAACCGGACTTTCGGTTGACTAACCGGGAAGCCGGGTAAGAGGTAAAACCATGGCGGAAATTGTCTTGGCTGGGAAACAGCCGGTATTTGTGGCTGAGTACGTGGCAAACGAGCTGGCCGGGAGCCCGTTAACGTTGCACGAGGTAGCCGTTAAAGCGGGATACGCCCCCAAGTCCGCGAGCGTGACGGCCTCCCAGCTCCTGGCCGACCCTAAAATTACCCAGGCAATTTCCGAGCGTAAACGTTTACTCGCCGAACAGGCCGCCGGGCAAATCGACGTGGACGCCCTGCGCGTATTACGGGAATGGGCGGAAATTGCGACCGCCGACCCGACCGACGTTGTCACCGTGCGCCGCCTCAACTGCCGGCATTGCTGGGGCTTTCAGTTCAAGTACCAACGCACCGACGCCGAGTACGCCAAGGAATGCGCCGAGGAAATGCAAATGGCGTCGGCGATGGGGCGCGACGCGGAGCTAGACCAATTCGGCGGCGGCAACGGCTTTCGTCATACGCGCGAGCCGAACCCCGATTGCCCCGAGTGCGACGGCGAGGGCGTCGAGGACGTGTTTATCCGCGACCTCCGCAAGCTCAAGGGGCCGGCGCGCAAGCTGATTGCCGGCGTCAAGAACGGCAAGTTCGGAATTGAGGTCATGTTTCGCGACCAAGACGCGGCGTTGCGGAACCTCGCGCAATACCTGGGCCTGTTGGTAAACAAGAACGAACACACGGGCGCCAACGGCGGCCCCATCAAGACCGAGAACGCGAACGTAAACTACCAACTGCCAGCCGACCCGGTCGAGGCCGCGCGGCAATATCAATTGCTCATGGAGGGGAAGTAAATGACAGCGTATTACGCAGGCGTGGCAACCGTGGCCGTCGCCGCCCTGTTCCTGTCGCGCCGGGCGCAGCTCTTGGCCCTCGTGCCCCTCATCGCCATTACCTGCGGGCTCAACGCGGCCACGCGGGGCGCCTACGGGCTGCGGGGGACGTTCTCGGCACGCGCCGGCCGCAGCTTGCCCAGGTGCGCCCGCGCCATCGACGCAGCCTTTCGCCTCCTTGGGCAGACGGGGCACTGTGCGGCCCAGGTCAAGACGGAGGACGCCTACGGCGGCAACGTGTGGCACGCGTGGGCCGCAGCCTGGGGGCGCGCATGACCGACACGCAACTACTCGTCGCCCTCGTCCTCGGGCAATACCTCTGCGCGGTCGTCGCCGTCGCGGCAATCAACGCATGGAACATTCGCCGCCGGGTCGTGCGGCTCCTGTGGGGCTCCGACCGCATCGCCGCGCGCATGGCGCGTTGGCTGCGTCGCGGGAACCGCTGTTTCTCGTGCGCCTCCCCAATGACGGAGGACGAGCGCGAGTATTACGGCACGTCCTGCAACCGCTGCGAGGCCCGCGCCTGCGTCGAGCGTCACCACGTATGACCGACGCTTGGTACGACGACTGCGACGGCGATTACCGGCGTATTACGGCCGCCCCGAGCGACCACGCCCCGCCGCCCGAGGACGAGGACGCCGACAAGCTGGCCGAGCGCGACGACAATTAGCCCCATGCAAACGCCACGCCTGCCGGTTCCGTTCGACTTTCGGAACCCCGACTACGCCGCCGTCTTTTCCCATCGCCTGGGCGTCCTGCAACGCCTGCGGAAAGGCAACGCCGCCGAGCGGGCCGCGCGCCTGCGCTACCTGTTGGCGTTCTACCGCGAGAACCCGATTCAATTTGTCATTGATTGGGGCTGCACGTATGACCCCCGGTTGGCCGCGCAGAAAAAGCCGGCCGTATTACCGTTCATGCTGTTCCCCCGGCAAATCGAATGGATGCAATTTGTTTTGTCGTGCCTTGAGGACGGCGAGGACGGTATTACGGAAAAGTCCCGCGACGTGGGCGCGTCGTGGTTGGCTATCTCGTTGTCGTGCGCCCTCTGCATGTTCCGCGATAACTTCGCGGTCGGGTTCGGCTCGCGGAAAGAGGAATACGTAGACAAGCTCAACGCGCCGAAAAGCCTTTTCTACAAAGCGCGCATGTTCCTGCGGCTCCTGCCGCCCGAGTTCCGCCGCGAATGGACCGAGGCCAAACACGGCCCGCATATGCGCTTGCTGTTCCCGTGGAACGGGTCAGTCATTACCGGCGAGGCCGGCGACAACATCGGGCGCGGCGACCGGACCTCGCTGCATTTCGTAGACGAGTCGGCGCACCTTGAGCGGCCCGAGCTGGTCGAGGCGTCGTTGTCGGCGACCACGAATTGCCGGCAGGATATGTCGAGCGTAAACGGGTCGAACAATCCGTTTGCGGTCAAGGCGAACGGGGGCGTCATACGGAAATTTACGTTCCACTGGCGCGACGACCCCCGCAAGGATGACGCGTGGTACGCCGTGCAGGTTGCCAAGCTGCCGCCCGTTGTCGTCGCCCAGGAAATAGACATTTCCTACACGGCCAGCGTTACCGGCGTCGTCATACCGCAAGAGTGGGTCCAAGCCGCCATCGACGCGCATAAGACGCTCGGGTTCATGGCGACGGGCGAGCGCGTCGGAGCGCAGGACGTGGCCGACGAGGGCGTAGACCTTAACTCGTTTGCGGCGCGCGTCGGCATCCTGTTGGACTACGTCGAGGCATGGAGCGGCAAGGGCTCCGACATTTTCTCGACGGTCGAGCGGGCCTACGGCATTTGCGACGCCGAGGGTATCCGCCGGTTCCGGTATGACGCCGACGGCCTGGGCGCGGGGGTGCGGGGCGATGCGCGCGTCCTCAACGACCGGCGCGTACCCCTGGGCCTGCCGGCGCTCGACGCGGAGCCCTGGCGCGGCTCGGGCGCGGTCGTCAACCCCGATGACCCCATCCCCACGGCCATTGCGGACCCGAGCGACAAGGACGAGCGGACCAACGGGGACTTTTTCGCCAACGCCAAGGCGCAAGGCTGGTGGGAACTGCGCGTTCGGTTCCAACGCACGGCCCGCGCGGTCGCCATGGCGGCGGCCGGCGAGGATTGGCGTAAGGTGTATGACGCCGACGACCTCATTTCAATTAGCCGCACGCTGCCGCGTCTTTCGGAGCTTTGCTTGCAGTTGTCGCAGCCGACGTACACGCCCAACGGCGCGGGAAAAATCGTCATCGACAAACAGCCCCAGGGCGCCAAGTCGCCAAACGATGCCGACGCGGCTATGATTCTTTACGCGCCGGCCGAGCGTAAGCCGCGCAGTTTCTTTGACTGATTGAGGGGTTTACGATGTTCAAATGGCTTGGCCGACTGTTCGGCAACAATTCCGCCCAGGTCGTGGACGTGACCCCGCGCGTCACCGACCGCCCGGCGTCGTTCTTTACCTCCGACCTTGAGGACACCAAGACGGCCGACCGTATGGCGCTGGTCGAGGTCGTCAAGGCGCGGTCGCTGTCGGTCACGCCGGAAAAGTTCAAGGTTTACGACCTCGCGGGCGTCGCCATGGACTCGGCAAGCGGCGACCTCGCCACGAGCGCGAAAGCGGCGTTCGCCATGAGCGGCGCCAACATTCCCGACGCGCAACTACTGTGGTACGCGTCGCAAGGCTTCATTGGCTTTCAGCTCTGCGCCATCCTCGCGCAACAATGGCTCATCGACAAAGCCTGCACCATCCCCGCCCGCGACGCCATCCGCAACGGCTACCGTATTTCGGTCAACGACGGCACGGAGGTAAGCCCCGACGTTCTCGCCAAGCTGGAGGCGGCCGACAAGCGATACGGCCTCAAGCGGCAATGCGTCGAGCTGGTCCGCCATCAGCGGATTTTCGGCATTCGTATTGCGCTGTTCAAAGTGGACAGCCCCGACCCCAAGTATTACGAAAACCCGTTCAACCCCGACGGCGTCACGCCCGGCAGCTACCGGGGCATCGTGCAGGTTGACCCCTATTGGTGTATGCCCGAGCTGTCGATGATCGGCGCGAGCGACCCGGCCTCGGCCGACTTCTACGAACCGACCTACTGGCTCATCCGTGGCCGGCGGTATCACAAATCGCACCTTGTCATTGTGCGAGGCCCCGAGGTTCCCGACCTCTTGAAACCGTCATACCAATTCGCCGGCATCAGCTTGCCGCAGCGAATCTACGAACGCGTCTACGCCGCCGAGCGCACGGCCAACGAGGGGCCGCAACTGGCCCTCACGAAACGCGCAATGGTGTTCTACACGAACACGGAAAAGGCGTTGGCGAACCAACAGCAATTTGCCGACCGCCTCAACACCTGGGCGTCATACCGCGATAACTACGGCGTCAAGGTCGCGGACAAAGAGGGCGACAAGGTCGAGCAACACGACACGGCGTTGGGCGACTTTGACCAAACGGTCATGACGCAATACCAACTCGTCGCGGCCATCGCCAACGTGCCGGCAACCAAGCTCCTGGGCACGACGCCAAAGGGGTTCAACAGCTCGGGCGACTATGAGGCCGACGCGTACCACGAGGAACTAGAGAGCATCCAAACCTCGGATATGGAGCCGCTGATTAACCGGCATCATATGCTCGTCATACGGTCGGAGATTGCGCCCGCTGCCGGCGTGCGGCCGTTCTCCGTGGCCGTGGATTGGAACCCGACCGACAGCCCCGGCGCCAAGGAAGAGGCCGAGATTCGCAAGCTCGACGCCGAGCGCGATAAAGCCTTGGTCGAGGCCGGCGCCATCGACGGGCAGGACGTGCGCGCCCGCCTCATCGCGGACCCGAAAAGCGGGTATGACGGCCTTTCCGCCGCGATGCCTGCCGACGCCGAGGCGCACTTGCCGGGAGCCCCGGCGACAACCGCGCTCGACGCGGCCGATTGGGACTGCGTAAACGGCGTCTACGCCGAGGCCGCGCTAATCACGAATCAGAGCTACCTCAACCCCGACATTGTCGCGGCCAAAATCGCGGCGCAGGACTTTACCGTCCAACTGTCGCCCGAGTTCGTCACGCCGGCCGGCAAGCGTTACCGCGTGGTCATCGACGGGCACCACAGCTTGGCCGCCGCCGTGCAGTCGGGTAACGTGCCGGTCTTTGTCGAGGCCAACTACGCCGGCAGCGACTACGCGAACGCAGTAACCAAGCTGCCGGCATTCGGCGCGGAAATGGACGTATGACGCTCGCCCTCCTGTCCTCCCTGTCCCTGCGGGGCGTCGTGTGGTTCGTCGCGACGGGCGCCTGTGCGGCCCTGTGGCGCGTCCTCCTGGGCGCCGTCCTGTGAACCCCGCACTCGTCATTGGCTGGACCCTGGCGAGCTGGCAAATCGCCGCCTCGCTCGGGGCCGTGTGGCTCCTGGCCCTCACCCCTGTTGAACTATGCCCGCCCGCAAGCAAGTAAAGCTCACCGCCGCCCGCCACGGGTGGGCCGCCGGCCGCGCCCAGGCGCCGACGTTCAGGGGCGACCCCCTGCGGAATAACGCGGGCGTCGAGTCGCGCTATGTCGTCGGCCTGCAAGCCCTGTGCGCGCAAATGACGGCCCAGGTCAAGCGCGAAGTATTACGGCTGTTCCAGACGGAGGCGGCCGGCGCGCACTTCGCACAGGATGCGGCCAACATCGGGAGCCAAGCGCGCATCCTCGTTAACTCGCTGGACAAGCGGTTTAACGCGCTGTTCGCCAAGCGCGCCCCGCAGCTCGCCGGGCAAATGGTCGAGGGCGCGGCGGCGGCCAGTAAGACGGCGTTGCATGGGTCGCTCAAGAAAATGACGGGCGGGCTCAGCCTGAAAACTTCGCTCATGACGCCGCACCTCACGGCCGTTTACAAAGCCCAGGTGGCGGCGAACGTGGGCCTCATCAAAACCATTGCGTCGGAATACCTCAAGAAAGTTGAGGGCGCCGTAATGCGGTCGATTACCACGGGGCGCGGGCTGCAAGACCTCGTGCCGGCCCTGGAGGAATACGAGGGCTACACGCACCGCAAGGCAAAGAACGTCGCCCTCGACCAAACCCGCAAAACGTATAACGCAATCAATCGCGGCCGTATGACCGCAATTGGCGTTAAACGGTTCCAATGGATACACTCGGGCGGCGGGGCGGAACCGCGCGAATTGCATGTAGCTATGGACGGGCAAATTTTTTCGTTCGATAATCCGCCCGTGATTGACGAAAAGACCGGCGAGCGTGGTATTCCTGGGCAGGCCATCAATTGCCGGTGTACCATGGCGCCAGTTTTCGACTTTTCAGACACGGACAACGAGCGGGCGGTAAACGCCAACGACGAGTAAACGCCAAATGCCGACGCAACGTATTACGGATTCGAACGGCTGGTTCGAAGTCAAGCGCAACCCGCTGTCGCGGGTCGGCGTCTTTCCGTACCGTGGCGCGTCCGTGGGCCTGGAGGGCGCCGACGCCGACAAGGTCGTCCGCGTTTACCGGCCGGAAGAGGAATTGTCGGCGCCCGAGTGCTTGGAGTCGTTCAAGCTGTTGCCCTGGGTTGACGAGCATACGTTGCTCGGCCCCGACGAGGGGCAGACGCCCGCCGAGGCAAAAGGCGTGCATGGCGTCATCGGCGAGGACGTGTTTTACGACTCGGGCGTTCTCTACGGTAATATCAAAGCGTTTTCGAACTCGCTAGGGCGGCTCATTGAGGCTGGGAAAAAACAGCTTTCGGCGGGCTACCGTTGCGTTTACGATTGGACGGCGGGCACTTTCAACGGGCAACCGTATGACTGCGTCCAACGCCAAATCCGAGGCAATCACCTTGCCTTGGTTACAGAGGGTCGCATGGGGCCATCCGTGGCCGTAATGGACTCGTTAACTTTCACGTTCGACGCACAGGAGGCCATTCCTATGGACCCGGAAAAGAAAGACGGCGAAGGGGAAATGACCCTGAGCCAAATCGCCGCACTCGTCAAGAGCTTCGGCCCGCAAATCGCCGCCATCAACGAGGCGATTGCCACGCTCGGCAAGCCCGCCGCGACCCCGGCTGCGACCCCCGACGCGACCGACCCGAACGCCCAGCCGGCCGCTCCCGCTGCCGCCGCGCAGGACAAGGCCGTCGCCGCCGCCATGGACGCCGCCCTCAAGCCGCTGCGTGAAACCGTGGACGGCCTCGCCAAGACCGTGGCGACCATGGACGCCGCCCTCAAGGGCCTGCCCTCGGCCATCGTCACCGACACGAGCGCCCGCGACAAGCTGGCCTCGCGCCTGGGCGCCGTCGTCGGCACGTTCGACGCCAGCGACAAGACGCTGTCCCAGGTCGCCGCCTACGGCTGCGAAAAGCTGGGCCTCAAGCCCGCAGCCGGCGCCGAGCTGGTCGCGGTCGAGTCGTACCTGATCGCCGCCGAAAAGGCCCCCGCCGCCGTCGTGCGTACCGGCATGGATGCCGCGCCGTCGAACGGCGACAACTTCGTCACCCGGCACCTGTCGGGCGCCGCCACCAAGTAACCCAGGAGCAACGAACATGCACCGTTCTCGTTTCGCCTCGTTCGCCATCGCCGCCGCCCTGTGCGCGGTCGCTGGCCTCGCCGCCGGCCCCGTCGGCGTCCTCGCGGTCGCGCCCCTGGTCGGCGTGGCCCTCATGCTGTCGGCCGTGTCCGCCTCCCGCGAGGACGCGCACCGTCGCACGCGCAAGCTGCCGCACTGGCTGGCCGTCGCCCTGTTCCGGGTCGAGGGCTTCGCCATGAGCGTCCGCAACAAGCTGGGCGCCGCCCTCATGGCGGGCATGTTCCGCTCGGGTATGGCCCTGGCCGCGTTCCCGTCGTCGGTGACGACTGACCTTGCGTTCGGCATCGTCGGAGAACTCGCGTTCGACGGCCCGTACCGCGCGCTGTCGGCTCGCATCAGCCATGGCACGGCGGCGGACATTGTCGTCGGTCGCTGGTTCACCCAGGCCGCCGACGGCACCGTCCGACCGGGCGGCGATGGCGCCGTGGCCGGCGTGTTCATGAACCCCAAGGGGCAGGCCCTGGCCGCGTCCGCAGGCAACGCCCTGGCGCCGTCCATGACCGTGGCGACCGGCACCGTCGGCGAGTTCTGCTACATGGGAACCATCGTCGTGGCCGTCGGCGCCGCAGTCGCCATCGGCAACGCCGCGAAGTACGACACGACCACGGGCGTTATCGGCGTCGGGGCTCCCGGTGCCGGTGAGGCCGCCATTCCGAACGCGCGTTTCGTCCGCTACGCGAACGCCGCCGCCGGCCTCGCCGTGCTGGAACTGACCAACTAACCCGCAGGAGCAACGACCGTGAAACTCTCTCAAGTGCATTCCGTCATCCCGGCCGCTCGCTGCGTGCCGGTCGCGATGACCGCCGAGGACGCAAAGGACTTCGGCGCCCTGGCCTCCCTGGGCATCCACCTGTCGCCGCTCAACGTGCAGCGCATGGCCGCCGGCATCGGCATGGACGACACGCAGGGCCTGCAAACGACCGTGTCGATTCCGGCCGCCGTGCAGTTCCTGCAAACGTGGCTCCCCGGCTTCGTCCGCACGATGACCGCCGCCCGCAAAATTGATGACCTCATCGGCTTGCAGGTCGTCGGCGCGTGGGAGGACGAGGAAATCGTGCAGGGCGTCATGGAGCCGACCGCGTCGAGCGTGCTGTACTCCGACGGCGGCGCCGTGCCCCTGGCCGGCTGGAACGTCAACTACGAACGCCGGACGGTCCTGCGGTTCGAACAAGGGATGCAAGTCGGCGTGCTGGAAGAGGCACGCGCGGCGCGCATGAAAGCCAACACGGCCGCCGAAAAGCGCGCCGCTGCCGGCCTGTCCCTCGACATCAACCGCAACCGCGTGGGCTTCTACGGGTACAACGGCGGGGCGAACCGGACCTACGGTTTCCTCAACGACCCGTCGTTGCCCGCGTACAGCAACGCCCCCAACGGCGCCGCCGGCACCCCGACCTGGGCCACGAAAACCTACCTCGAAATCATCGCCGACATTCGTTCGATGGCCCAGGCCATCCGCACGAACACGGGCGACCAGTTCGACCCGGAAAAGGACGCGTGGACCCTGGCGCTCGCAACGGCCGTGGTCGAGTACATGGGCGTCACGTCCGTTTACGGCAAGTCGGTTCGCGAGTGGCTCAAGGAAACCTACCCGGCCTGCACGGTCAAGAGCGCGCCCGAGCTGAACGCGGCCAACGGCGGCGCGAACGTGGCCTACGCCTACCCCGAGCGCATGGAGGACGGCGCGAGCGACGACAGCCGCGTGTGGGCGCAGCTCGTGCCGTCGAAGTTCCAGACCATCGGCGTCGCCAAGGATGCGAAAGGCTACGTCGAGGACTATTCCAACGCCCTGGCCGGCGTCATGTGCAAGCGCCCCTACGCCGTCCGCCGGCTGTCGGGCATCTGAGGCAGTACCGGGGCCGCCGTAATACGCGGCCCCTTTTTCCCAACCAACCCAAGGAACCATCGCAATGGCAAAGCTGCTGTGCGTTTTCTCGACCCTCGCCGCGTCGGTCGAATACACCGACTGGAAAGACAGCCCGAACGGCGTTCCGGTCCCCGGCGAGCGCGTCACCATCAAGGGCGGCGCGGGCGTCGCGAACGAGCATTTCATGACCCCTCGCGGCGTGCCGACGATGGTTACGGAGGCGCAAGCCGAAATGCTCAAGCGGAACACGCTGTTCAAGCTGCACGAGCAAAACGGCTACGTCGCCATCGACACCGTCGAGCGCCCGCCGGGTGAGGTCGAGGTCGAGAACGCCGCCGCCGCGCTCAACGGCCGCGACACGTCGGCGCCCCTCGTGGACGCGGACTTTTCCGGCCGCGAGGGCGACAAGGCTCCGACCACGGGCGCGGCCCCCAAGGCCAAGCGCAAGTAAGCCGGGCCACCGCCCATGCACGCAACGCCGGGGGCCAAAAGTCCCCGGCGTTTTCTTTTGAAAAGGTAATACGACCATGGCTGCAATCGTTACCCTCGACCTCGCGACGTTCCGCGCGCTGTTCCCCGAGTTCGCCGACCCGGCCGCGTACCCCGACCTCGCGTTGCAGACGCGTTGGGACAACGAGGCAACGGCCTACGTGTCGGACGCCAACGTCGGCGACCTGACGGACAGCAAGCGGGCCTACGCCGTGCAACTCATGCTCGCGCACCTGTGCCGGCTGTCCAAGCTCGCATCGGCCCCCAGCGCGGGCGGCGCGGCCCTTACCGGCGTCGTCGTGGGGGCGACCATCGACAAGGTCGCCGTTACCCTCATGCCGCCCCCTGCGCGCGACGCCTGGGGCCACTGGCTGGCGCAGACGCCCTACGGGCAACAACTATCCGCCTACCTGTCCGCCCAGGCCGTGGGAGGCTTCTACGTCGGCGGCAACCCCGAGCGCGCGGCGTTCCGCAAGGTCGGCGGGGTGTTCTAGTGGCCCAGGTCCGCCGACAGCCTGGGGGCGCCGGCATGGCGCTGCGAAAGGCCGTGTCCGCGTTGAACGATGCGACCGGCCGCGTCGGCTGGTTTGAATCGGCGCGCTATGAGGACGGCACGAGCGTTGCGCTTGTCGCCGTCGTGCAGGAGTACGGTTCGACCAAGCGAAAGATTCCGCCGCGCCCGTTCATGCGGACCACGCAGCAAGAGAACGCGCAGCAATGGAAAGAGGACGCGCGGCAGCTCGCGTCGGCCGTGGCCGCCGGGCATATGCCGCCCGATGCGCTCATGGAGGGCCTGACGCAGAAAGCCGAGGGCGCGATTCGTCAGACCATCAGCAAGGTATTGTCCCCGCCCCTGTCTGAGCGGACAATCGCTGCACGCGCCCGCCGTCATTCGAAAGGCAAGGCATCCGCTAAACCGCTGGTCGATACCGGCTACCTTTTGAATACGTTAACGTCACAGGTGAAAAAGAAATGATCGGCAACCTACTGTCCCTCGCCATGGGCGTGGTTGGCGGCCAGCCCGTGACGCTGTCGCGGTTTACGGGCCGTGCCGAGAACGCCGCCGGCTACACCGTGCCGACCTACGCGGACCCGGTCGCCATCGCGGGCCACGTCCAACCCATCCCGCAACGCCTGTTCCAAGCCCTGGGGTTGGATTGGGCGAAAGAGTACGTCACCCTCTATACGCCGGCCGGCGTGGTCGTCGTGGGGCGCGACGAGTCGGGCGACAAAATCACGTATAACGGCGCGACCTATCTTTGCGAGTCGTCCACGGATTGGCTCGGGCAAGCTGGTTGGGTCGCCGTCGTTGCCGTCAAGGTGCCCGCATGACCGACAACCAACTGTTTACCCTCGTGCGCGGCATCCTCCTGGCGCAGCTCCCGACGCGCGGCCTCGACGGCTGGAAAGTCGCCCGCAAGTTCCAGCCGCTGCAAAACGGCGCCAACGCCGCGCCGACCGTTTACGTATTCAAGGTCGCGGACAAGCGCCACGGGAGCCCGCAACAGCGCGCCGGCTGGAACCCCGACACGCTCACCATGGACAAGGTCGAATCCCAGCAAATGGAAACGACCTTTCAAGCGTCCATTGAAATGGACGAGGGCACCGACGCGAACGCGTTAACGCCAAGCGATGCCGCAAACGAGGTTGCTGCTATCATGCAATCCGACGAGGCGTTGGCGGCGTTGCAGGCCCAGGGCGTTGGGATTCTTCGGATTGGGGCCGTCCTCAATCCGTATAACGTAAACGACCGGAACCGCTTTGATGCTAACCCGTCGTTTGACTTCGTGTTGACGTATCGGCGGGCGCGTACAGCAACCACGCCGCACGCCGTCAGCGTCGAGGGTTCCATTAACCGAGTTTGACGACAGGAGATTGCACCATGATTCCGATGAAACGGTACGTTGACATTACCTCGGGCGTTGGCGGGGGCTCGGGCGTTCGCCTGCGCGACCTCATCTTGCGCCTGTTCACGAACAATGAACTCGTGCCCCCGGCAACGCAAGTCGAGTTCTCCGACGCCGACAGCGTGTTGGCCTACTTCGGCGCAGCGTCGGTCGAATACCTGCGCGCGGCGTTCTACTTCGGATTCATTTCCAAGAACATCAGCAAGCCGAACAAAATCAGCTTCGCGCGCTGGTGCGACACGGCCGTAGCCCCCAAGGTTTGGGGCAACAAGACCGCCAAGGCCCTGGCGACGTTTACCGCCATCGCGAACGGTTCCGTCAAGCTGACCATGGGCGCCGTGACGAACGACGTTGCCGGTATCAACCTGACCGGCGCCGCGTCCCTGGCCGCCGTTGCCGCGACCATCCAAGCCGCCATCCGCGCGGCCGGCGGCGCGCAGTTCGTCGGCGCGACCGTGTCGTATGACGCGACGACCAACCGTTTTAACCTCGCGGGAGGCGTGGCCCAGGCCGACGCCATGGCCGTGGCCGTGCCGGCGGCGGGAACCGACCTCGCGCCCCTCTTGGGCTGGACGGCGGCAAGCGGCGCCATCATCAACGCCGGCTCGGGCGTCGAGTCCGTCACGGCCGTCCTGTCGGCGTCTGCGGAGCTGTCCAACAACTTCGCGTCGTTCCTGTTTATTCCCACGCTCAACACGGCGCAAATCGCCGAGGCGGCGCTGTGGAACAAGACGCAGAACAACGCGTTCATGTACCTGCCGCGCACCGACGCCGCGAACGCCGCGACCCTGTCGGCCGCGCTCATCGGCCTGGGCGGCGTGGGCTTGACGCTGTCGCCCATCCCGACCGAGTACCCGGAACAACTGCCGGCCATGGTGCTGGCCGCGACCGACTACACCAAGCGCAACGCAACGCAGAACTTCATGTTCCAGCAAGCGAACTTGACGCCGTCGGTCCTGACGGCCGCGCTCGCGGACACGTATGACGCCCTGCGCGTCAACTACTACGGCGTCACGCAGACGGCGGGGCAGAACATCGCGTTCTACCAACGTGGGGTGTTGATGGGGCTGGCGACCGACCCCGTCGATATGAACGTTTACGCAAACGAACTGTGGCTGAAAGACGCCGCCGCCGCCGCAATCATGGCGCTCCTGCTGTCGCTGGGCAAGGTCAGTGCCAACGCGCAGGGCCGCTCGCAGCTCATCGCCGCCCTGACCGGCCCCGAGGTCATCGGCCGCGCCCGCGACAATGGCACCATCAGCGTGGGCAAGGCCCTGAACACCACGCAGAAACTGTACGTCGGCCAGCTCACGGGGGATGACCTCGCATGGCTGCAAGTGCAGAACCTGGGCTACTGGCTCGACTGCGTCATGCAACCCTACGTCACCACGGACGGGCGCACCGAGTACAAGGCGGTCTACACGCTCGTCTACAGCAAGGACGACACCGTCCGCAAGGTGACGGGCTCGCACGTCCTGATCTAACCCCGCAACCCCAGGAGAACCAACCATGCAAGACATTTCCGGTTTCGGCGCGAAAGTCCAAGTCGTCGCGTCCAAGACGTTCCCGAGCGGGTTCCCGCTGTCGCAGTTCGCCGACGATACGGACCCGTTCGACACGCCGAGCGTGCAAATCGCCGACAAGGCGATGGGCCTCAATGGCGACCTCATCACTTGGAGCAAGGCGAACCCGCTCCCCGTGACCCTGGCCGTCATCCCCGGCAGCGACGACGACCGCAACTTGCAGGCCCTGTACGACGCCAACCGCGTGGGCAAGGGCAAGACGAGCGCGCGGGACGTGATTACCGTCACCGTCACCTACCCCGACGGCAAGACGGCCACGTTCGGCCCCGGCGCAATCACGGACGGCCCAGCGGCAACCGGCATCGCCAGCGCCGGCCGCAAGAAAACGTCGGCCTACCAATTCGCGTTCGAAAACGTCGCCCGCACGTAATACGGGTTCAACCATCGCCGGGGGTCGCGCGCCCCCGGCGTCAACCGGAGCGCATGCCATGTTGCAGCCCAAGGAATTGCGCGTTACGACCCAGGCCGGGGACGAACGCGTTTACGTTCTTTCGAAGTTCCCCGCCATCGCGGGCCGCGAGATTGTCGCGAAGTACCCGCTTTCGGCAATGCCCAAGCTGGGCGACTACGCCGTCAACGAGGAAACCATGCTCAAGCTCATGGCCTACGTTGGCGTCCCGCAGGACGGCGACCGCCCGCCGCTGCGTCTGACGACGCGCGCCCTCATCGACAACCATATTCCCGATTGGGAAACGCTGGCGCGCGTGGAAGTCGCGATGATGGAGTACAACGTAAGTTTTTTCGGGAACGGGAAAGCCTCAAGTTTCTTGGAAACTATCGCGCAGAAAGCCCAACAGTTGCTTTCCCAAACGTTGACGGACTTATCGGGGCAATCCTCGCAGAAAAAGCCGCGACGCTAAAGGAACTGCGGGAGGAATACACCCTAGAGGATGCTCTAGACCTGTGGGAAGTTATCGCGACGACGCGGTATAACGAACACCTAGCAATTGAACACGCAAAGAAACAGGCCGGCAAATGAGCATCCTCGACACGTTCTTTATCCTCTTCGAATCGGACACGTCCAAGCTCGACAAAGGCTTGGGCGAGTCGGAGAAAAAGGCGGGCTCGTTTCTCGACAAGCTGCGCGGAGTTGATAAAGAGGCGAGCAAGACCGGCGCCAGCTTCGCAGGCATGGTCGGCAAGCTCGCAGGCGTGGCCGGCGTGGCGTTGTCGATTGGTGCCCTCGTGTCGGGCGTCAAGGCCACGGCGGCGCAGTACGCGGCCCTAGAACGCCTCGCCTTGCAGTTCCGCGACACGGTCGAGGCCGTAGACGAGTTCCGCGACGCCTCGGGCCTCCTGGGCATCAGCGAGGAAAAGTCCACTGAATCCCTGCACTCCCTCAACACGGCGATTCAAGACACGGTGTTGGGGATGGGTCGCGCGAAAAAGGTATTCGAAGAGTTGGGAATTGAGGTCAAGAACTCGGACGGCACCATCAAAGGCACGACCCAGGTAATGGGCGAGCTGGCGGAAAAGTTCAAGACCATGGACAAGGGCACGCAAATTCGCGTCATGGAACGCCTGGGCCTCGACCCCGCGTTGCTCAAGCTGTTTAACTCCGACCTCGGCGCGCTGCAAAAGCGCATGGCCGACGTTGACCGCGCGGCCGGCTTCAATCTGACGACCGCCGTAAAACGCGCGAGCGAATACACCAAGGCGAGCAAAGAGCTAAACGTAGAACTCAAGACGATTCAGCTCTACCTTTCCAAGCTGAGCGAGGCATTCAAAATCGCCGCGCTCCCGTGGTTTACGGCCGCCGTGCAAAAGGCGACGGGCTATGTCCGCGAGTTCCTTGGTTTCCTCATGAAGCATTCGCATTTTGTCGAAGGGCTCATGATCGCCGTTGGCGCGGCCATTTCTTATTACCTCATCCCCGCCGCCATCAATGGCGCAATTGCCGTGTGGGCGATGATCGCGCCGTTTGCGCTCATCGCGCTTGCTGCCGCTGCCGCTGCCGCCGTGTTCGCGCTGCTGTATGACGACATTACCAATTTTCTGGAGGGTAACGACTCCCTCATAGGCGACCTCGTCAACAAGTACCCGGCCGTCGCCGACGCAGCGCGCATGATCGGCGCCGCGCTTAAAGCCGTGTGGGACGTGGCAACGGGCCTCGTGTCGTTCCTAGTCGAGTGCTGGACCGACCCGCTCGCGGCCTGGGACGACTTTCAACGTTCGGTCATGGACGGATTGAACGCGCTGTTCGAAGCGTTCCCCGAGCTGAAAGAGGCGTTCGACCTCATCGCGTCCGGCTTCCAAACGGCGGGCCAAGCCGTGGCCGACGTGTGGGGCGCCATCGTTGCGGCCGTCAAGCTCGCACTAGGCATCCTGACGGCCGGTATCGACGCCGTAGCGGGCGTCGTGGGCAAGGTAAAGGGGGCGCTAGGCATCGGGGGCACTCCGACCGCCCAGGCCGCCGCGCAGGGGCAAGGGATGCTCGGCGCCGCCGCGTCCTCGCCCCTGACCTCGACCACGTCGAACGCCATCAGCAACACGACCAAGACCGGCGGCGACCGGAGCGTCAAGGTCGAAAAGGTCGAGGTTCACACGCAGGCCACGGACGCGCAGGGCATCAGCCGCAGCATTGGGCAGTCCCTGGGCTCACAATTGCGGCAGGCGTCTAGCCAATTTGACGACGGAGTCGCAGCGTAATGGCAACCGATGTTGTTTGCGTCCTCGACGCCACCTTGGCCCAGGTGTTCCAAGCGGCGCGGCCGATAAAAGCCACGGTCAAAGAGGAATCCAAGGCCATGGAACACCCCCTAGAAACGGGGGCGACTATCACCGACCATCGGGTAATACTGCCGGTCGAAATTGAGTTGTCCATGGTTCTCACGGCCGAGGACTACCGGGGCACGTACCGGCAAATCCGCGACCTGTTCGCCAAGGGAGAATTGCTCACCGTACAGACGCGGACGGACAGCTACCGCAACATGACCATTACGGCCATGCCGCACGAGGAAACGGCGGACGCGTATGACGCAATCAACCTCGGACTTACGCTGAAAGAGGTTCTGTACGTCGCGGCGCAGTTCTCCGACTTGCAGGTTTCGAAACCGGCCGACTCGCGCACCGTGCAGCGTGGCGAGCAACAGCCCCAGGCCACGACCAAAAAGCAATCGTCCATTCTTTCGGGGCTGTTCCGATGATCGAAATTGCATTGCAGTCCGTGCCGAACCAAGCGTTTAGCGTGACGCTCGACGGCTCGCGCTACCTGTTCACCCTGAAAGAGTCGAACGGCATCATGTGCGCCGACGTGACGCGCGACGACGTCGAGCTGTTGCGCGGCCATCGCATCGTCGCGGGCGCCCCGTTGTTGCCGTATCGCTCCGTGCAAGGTGGGTTCGGTAATTTCGTTCTCCTGACCGAGAACGACGAGCTACCGTATTACACGTCGTTTGGGGGCACGCAACAACTCGTCTACCTGTCGGCCGCCGAAATTGCCGCGCTCAAGGGGTAGCCATGGCCGAGCTAGACCCGCGCATCATCCGGGTTGGACTTGAGGTTGCCGGCCGACTGCAAACGTATGACGGGCTCGCCGTCACCGTGACCGGCACCAAGTACGCCAACGCCAACGAGAACGACTGCGAAGTCAAAATTACGAACCTCGCGCGAGCGACGCGCGACTACCTCGTCACTGAGGCGTCCCCGTTCAACAAGAGCAAGACGCGCAAGCGGCTGATTGTCGAGGCGGGCCGCGTGTCCACGGGCATTGCAACCGTGTTCGTCGGCGACATTACCTGCGCGGCCGTGAGCCAACCGCCGGACGTGGTCGTCACCCTCAAGGCCGCGACGGGCAGTTTCGACAAGGGCAACGTAATACAGCGGTCGCAACCTGGGCTCTGCACGCTCAGCCAGATTGCCAAGACCGTTGCCAACGACCTGGGGCTGTCGCTCAACTTCCAATGCAAGGACAAGCAAATCGCGAACTACGCGTTCACGGGCGGCGCGCTGCGGCAGGTTGACCAACTCGGCGCGGCCGGCGGGGTGAGCGCGTATGTCGATGACGGCGCGCTCATCGTCAAGAACTACGGCGAGCCGTTGCGCGGGTCTACGCGCGTCGTCAACCTTGAAACCGGGATGATCGGGATTCCCGAGTTTACGGAGCGCGGCATTAAAGTAAAAATGTTATACGACAATCAAACCAAGCTCGGGACCGGGCTGATTGTCCGTAGCGACCTCAACCCGGCGGCGAACGGAAATTACACCGTCTACAAACTCGGCTTCGAACTCGCCAGCCGAGACACCCCGTTTTACCTCATCGCGGAGGCGCAACGCGTATAACGATGGCCGAACATGCCAACCCCTCATCGGACCCGGCGGACGACGACAGCCTAGCGGGCACGTTGCGCGCTGCGTTCCGCAAGTTTCTGCAACAGACGGACGATTGCCTACCGGCGCGCGTCGTGTCGTTCGACCGGGACACGAACCGCGCAACCGTCGTGCCCTGCGTAACGGTCCTGACGACCGACGGCCGCGCCGTGAACCGCGCCCAGGTCGCGAGCGTGCCCGTCCTGCAAATCGGCGGCGGCGGCGTGGTCTTGAATTTCAACCTCAAGCCGGGCGACCTGGGCTACATCAAAGCCAATGACCGCGACGTGTCCCTGTTCTTGCAGGGGTACAACACGAGCCCGCCCAATACCCTGCGGCTGCACTCGTTTCAAGACGCCGTGTTTATCCCCGACGTTATGCGGGGCTGGACGATTGCCGGCGAGGACGCGGAGAACGCCGTATTACAGACGCTGGACGGCAATGCACGCGTGTCCGTCGGTGACTCGTGGGTGAAACTCACGTTCGGCGCCCACACGTTCACGCTTGACGCCGCCGGAATCAAAGCCATTGCCGGCGCCAACAGCTTGGCGGTAACGCCCACAGGGACTACCATTGTCGGACCCGTTACGATGACGGGGGCGGTCACGAACACGGGCGGAATTACCATTGACGGAATCGCGTTCGGTTCGCACGTTCACCCCGACCCGCAGGGTTCGACCACAGGAGGGCCGCAGTAATGTCCTTGATGCTCGCCGTAAACGCGAATAACGACCTCTACTTGGCGTCGGACGGGAACTTGGCGCGTAGCGCGGACCTCGCCGCCATCGTGCAGGCCGCCGAGCATGCCGCGAAAACGCAGCTCGGGGAAATGATCTATGCGACCGACCAGGGCGTACCGAACTTCGATACGGTATGGAACGGCGCGGCCAAGGTTTCGCAGTTCGACGCGTTTTTGCGTCGCGCCCTCCTGGCCGTGGATGGCGTGCAGCAAATCCAACAGCTCGACATTTCGACAGCCGGCAACGAACTGTCGTACCGTGTCGTCATACAAACCATTTTCGGAACGGCGGTCTTGAATGGCTGATTACAACTACATCACGAGTACGGGCGTCATCGTGCCCGACACGGCCGACGTGCAAGCCGAGGTCGAACAGGAGTACCGCGACGCCCTGGGCCAATCGCTCATCGTGACGCCGAACACCCCGCAAGGCGTCCTCATCGCCGCCGAGGTTACGGCGCGCATGAGCGTATTACGCAATAACGCGTCGCTCGCGAACCAAATCAACCCCGACATTGCCGGCGGCGTGTTCTTGGATGCGCTGTGGCGGCTGACCGGCGGCGAGCGCCGCGAGGCGACGCGTTCGGTCCTGTCGGCCGTGGCCCTCACGGGGCAACCTGGGACGCTCATCCCGGCCGGGAGTACCGCCCTCACGACCGGCGGGCAGCGGTTCGCCACGGCGACCGACGTTACCTTGGGCGTCGGCGGAACGGCCGTCGTGGACTTCGTCGCCGAGAACTACGGCCCCGTCCCCGCGCCGTCCGGCTCGCTCACGTCGATTGAGTCGGCCGTCCTCGGATGGGAAACGGTCAACAACGGGACCGCCGCCGTCCTCGGCCGCAACCGCGAAACCGACGCGGAAAGCCGGCGCCGCCGTCGCGATACGCTGGCCCTGCAAGGCGTCGCGTTGCCCGAGGCCATCATTTCGGCCCTGTACGCGACAGAGGGCGTGCAGAGCTTGCAGTTCCGCGAGAACGTCACCGATGCGGCGGCGGTCATCGACGGCGTAAACCTCGTCAAGCACAGCATTTACGTTTGCGTCAATGGCGGGACCGATGCAGACGTAGCGGCAACCCTCCTGGCGAAAAAGTCCCTCGGCTGCAACTGGAACGGCGCAGTAACCGTCGGCGTCGTGGACCCCGTCAGCGGGCAGACGTATAACGTCAAGTTCGACCGTCCGACTCCGGTTCCGGTTCTCGCCCGCGTGACGGTTCGCGCGGGAGGCGTGGCCGACCCGGTCGGCGCCGTGCAAGACGCCCTCGTGTCCTACGTGAACGGCAACCTCCAAGGCGAAGCCGGGTTTGTTGTCGGTGGCGCCGTGTCCCCCTTCGAACTGGCCGGCGCCGTCAACCGCGAAACCCCCGGCCTCTACGTGCAGAAACTGGAGGTCGCGCCGGCAAGCTCGGGCGTGTGGCAAACCACGGAGCTGGCCGTAGCCATCAACGAGATTGCCACGCTTGACGCGGGCGGCGTTACGGTCATCGTGCTATGAGTACGCAAGCCTTTGACCTGTCGGCCGACCTCCTGCAAACGCTGCTATGGCAGTACAACGAGGCGTCGGCCCTGCAAACCCTCGTGCGTCGTAAACAGGCGTGGCTCGACGCGGTCCAAGAGCAATTTTGGTCCGATTGGATTAGCGACGTTTTCGACTTGACGACGGCAAACGAGTTCGGCTTGTCCGTGTGGGCGGCCATCCTCGACGTGCCCCTAGTCGTCGTGCCGGCCGCCCAGCTCGCGAAACCCTTTTTCGGGTTCGGCGCCGATAACGTCGGGTTCACGCAAGGCAACTTCGCGTCGTCGCAAATGCTCGCGTCGCTGACGCCCGAGCAACGGCGCCTCGTCCTGCGCCTGCGGTACTTCCAACTCGTGACGCGCGGCGCGGTCACTGAGGTAAACGCGTTTCTCGCCCAGGTGTTTGGCGAGGGCGTCGTTTACGTCGAGGAATTGGGGGATATGAAAATCCGGTACGTGTTCACGCAGAAACCAAGCTCTGCCGTAGAATTGGTTTTGACCGAGTTTGATGTTCTCCCCCGGCCGGCGGGCGTGAGCGCCGAGTACGTCACCCCGTAGGAGCGTAATACACCATGAGCGCAACGCAAAAATTCTTCCGCTTCGTGTTCGGCCAAACCGGCGACCGCGCCGCTGTGCCCGACACGACGCCCGTTGACGGCTCCGTCGGCTACCAACAGGGCTACGGGTTCGACTACCAACGCGCGCCGGGCGACCCGCTCGTCAAGAACCTTGAACGCAGCAAGTGGAACCAACTGTTATACGACATTACGTTGGGCCTGCGGCAGTATCAAACGATGGGCTTTCCCGAGTTCATCCAGCCTGCCGACAATGGCGGCTTCGCCTACGCATACGCCAAGAACGCGTGCGTTCGCTGGACTGACGGACAGGTCTACTTGTCCCTCGTTGACGCCAACACGAGCGACCCGACCGACGCGACGAAATGGCAACTCGCGCTCCTGGGCGCAGGCGTGGGCGGCGTGCAGTTCTTCCCGGCCTCTGCCCCGCCAATGGGGTACATCAAAGCGAACGGCGCCGTCCTGTCGCGTGCGGCGTATCCGGTCCTGTGGGCCTACGCCCAGGCGTCGGGCAATCTGGCCGTGTCGGATGGCGCGTGGCAGTCGGGCCAGTTCTCGCCCGGTGACGGCGTAAACACTTTCCGCATTCCCGACGCTCGCGGCTACCATCCGCGCGCTTGGGACGATGGCCGAGGCATCGACTCGGGCCGCGTGTTGGGGTCAGTGCAGTCCGACCAATTCCCGAGTCACGCGCACGGCGTAAACGACCCGTGGCACGCGCACGGGACGAGCGACCCCGGCCACTGGCACTACTACCAAAAGGGGCCGCATACGGTCGATGACCAACCGGGGACCATCCCTTACGGCAACTTCGGCGGCGGTACACCGGACGACCCCGGCTACCTCGCGCAGACGCGCGCCGTTGCAACCGGCGTGAGCGTCAACGCCGGCCCGACGGGCATCAGCATTGCCGCAGCCGGTACGGGGTCCGAGACTCGCGTAAAGACGGTCGCGTGGCTGGCCTGTATCAAGTACCTGTAATACGGGGGACGCATGCAAATTTTCAATTACGACCCGCCGACCGGCCGCTACCTGGGCGCCAGCCAAGCCGACCCCGACCCGATGCAGCCGGGCGAATGGCTGTTGCCCGCGTTCTCGACGCCCAAGGAACCTCCGACCGTGGCGCCCGGCTGCGTGGCCGTGTTCGACCGCGTCCGCGACGCCTGGGGCGTGCAGGCCCTACCCAAGCCCGAGCCGTCCAAGGACGACACGGACCCGGGCACGCCCAGGAACACCGCCCGCGCGCACCGTGACGCGCTGTTGCGCGCGTCCGATTGGGTCGTCCTGCGCTCCTATGAACGCGGCGAGCCGGTC